TGCCGCCCTACCTCGGCCGCGGCCGCGACGAGCTCGTCGCAACTTAGACCCTCAAACCGCACATGAAATTGCCCGTCGCGCGTATTGACGGTCGAGCGTTCGGCGCGCCAGGCGTTGCGTAAAACGTAAACGCTCCCGTTCGCCATTTCGACCGTGATCGTCGCGTCGGTGACGGCGTCGACCGATTCAACCGCCGTACCCTCGAGCGTCGAGACGTCGCCGGCGATATACGGAACGACCGGGAGCTCGCTGTAGCCGTGGACTCGGTCCTGGCCGGCGATCCCGGTTCGTTCAAAGCGCGACGGCATAACCTCGAGGTTGCCGCGTACGGCCAATTGCCGGCCGTCCACGCTCCAATAGGCCACGCCCGCGAATCTATTCGACATAGTTTGACTCCATTAGTTAGGCGGCGATGGTGAGTGGGGTTTTGCCCGCGACTTACGCCGCGAGATTGAGCGGGTATTGCAAGCGGAACTGAGCGAGGACGGCGAACATTCGCAATTGATTGATAACGTCGGGCGGATAGAGAACGTTGACGCGGTTCGGATCGACGTCGTCGCGTTCGACAATCAACGCCGCCTTAAACGCGTCGCCGTTTTCGACGAGGCCGTCGTATTCGTTTTGGCGATACTCGGCGACGAGCTCGGCGCGAATGATATTCGGCGTTACGATCGCCTGGCCGGGCCCGAACCGCGTTCCGTTGTCGGCGAGCTTGCTACGCGGATATTTGTTTGTAATCGCCTGGCGCATTCGCCGGAATAATTCGGCAAGCGTCGCGAGCGTTGTCATTAGCTCGTAAGCGTTGTCGGATTGGCCGAGCGTATTCTTTTGGTACGTCGTTTGTTCGCGAGCGAGCGCCGCGACCTCGCCGGCGTTGACCATTTGCACGGCCAGGCCGACGCCGGCGATTGCGTTCAATTGCGTTTTATTAAAGCGCAAGTTTTTCGGCGCCGGCGTGATCCCGTCGAGCGTCAACGTTTGCAACGGCCGCGCCGGGTCGATTGACAACGCGCCCGCCGCGCGCGCGCAATAGGCGCCAACCCATTCGTAAAGCGGCGACGGCGCATCCGGCTCGAGCGCCAGGAGAGACAGAACGCCGCTATTGTTGCTCGGGCCGAACGTAAAGAGGTTCGCGTATGTGTCGCGCTTGGCCGAGATTACATGGCCGTACATTTCGCGCAACCAACCCCAACGGCCGGAATCGCTAAACCCGTATTCGGTTTCCCAGGCGATCAACGAACCGGAATCGTTGAACCCGAGCCCGACGTATTCGTAAGGTTCGTCGCCGAGGTTGGCGATCGCGGTCGTCCATACCGGCGAGCCGACGCCGCCGGTCAGGCTCGCGCCGGTTGCCGGCGTAACCGTAAAGCCGAGCGGGAACGCCTCGCCGCCATTGGGCCCGAGCACGTTATAGTCGATCGCGATATCGTTGGCGCTTACGCCTTTCCATTTCGACGTAACCGTGACAACGGCGCCGGCCGCCGTTGCCGTAACCGGCAATTCCGGCATGGCGTTAATCGCCGCCGCAATGTTTGTCCCGACCGTTGCAATCGGATCGGCGGCGGCAATGCCGACCGGCACATGCTGGCCGGCGATATAAAGGTCGAGCACGCCGGCTTGCGTTGCCGGCGTCGCGACCGTAATCGTGCCGCTCGCGGCAACGCCGGCGGCCGGCTCGCCCATTGGGAGCAAGAGGACCGGCGTCGACTTATTGAGCGCAAAAAATCGCGCGTACATGCGCGCGAGCGGCGAGCCCTGGCCGGCGAGATGGTTCGCATCGGATACCGAGCCGCACGCGATCGGGACGTCGCTCGGCGCGACGCCGCTCGCGAGCTTATAGTCGACGAGCAAGGCGTATTTTTGCGAGGTCGGCGTTCCCGCTTGCGAGGGATCGACCTCGATATAAACGAGCGGCAATTTCCATCCTTGCGGGATAGAATTAAACGAGATCGGCATAGGTCGACTCCCTTAGTTTGAAATGAAACGGCCCGCTTTCGCGGGCCGGGGTTTTCGGAATTAACGCGGTTTTCTTTTTTTGTCGTCGTCGCCGCCCTCGGTTGTCTCGACGACCGTTTGCGCGTGACGCGCGGCCCGTTGCGGGTCGCCGCTGCCCTCGGGCGGAACCTCGCTAATGTCGCCGTCGCGGATCAGGCGGAACGTATATTGATCGGCGGTCCACTCGCCGCCGGCGGCCGGCAAGACGCCATCAATCGGGTGTGGCGGGAGATCGGGACGGTTTGGCGTGACTTTTATTTTTGCCATTTGCTTTACTCGCTTTCGTGTTGATTTCGCCGGTTTGCATATTCCATTCCATTTCGACGATCGGCGCGTCGGGGTTTTGGATCGGCCGCGCGTCAACGTGCAGCGTGTTAAAGTCGTCGACGATCGTCGGTTTAAAGATCGCCGTACCGAGGTCGGCGGTCATATCGAATTGTAATTCGAGGATCGGCGTTTCGTTGTCGAGCGCAACCGAGCCGTAAACGTGCATCCGTTCGCCGCGAACAATTCCTTGCAAGAGCTTGTTATTAAATCCGGTCAGCGTCGTATCGCACAAAAGGCCGTTTGTAATCTCGGCAAAAGCCTGGTCGAGCGTCGCCTCGCCGTCCTCGTTTTCGTTGTCGATCACGATTACGGAAAACCCATAGCGCGCACTATCGCGCAAGCGGATATCGCCGGCGTTGGCGTCGCCCTCGGGAGTCAAGAGCTCGTTAATCAGATAGATTCCGCAATACGGCAAATCTTGCGATTGCACGCGGAGCATTTTGTTTTTCTCAAACGTAAACCCGGCGAAAAACGGCATCGCCTTAACGCGGTCGTAAAGCGCGTCGCGCACGATGAACGCCGGCGTTTGCGTCATTTGTCGCGAACCACGCGGAGCGACGGTTTTGCGCTCATTAGTTTGCGGAGCGTCATCGTTGCCTCGCCGCCGCCGTTGCGCGAGTTGTCGATAATTTCCCAGTTTCCCGCGTCGGGCAAACCGCCGTCCGCCGGTATGGCGACCTGGTCGCCTTGTACCGGCAAGATCGCGAACTCGACCTCGCGCAAGTCGAGGATCGTGCGTTGCTCGGAAACGATCGAGCCGTCGAGCGCGACGACGTCGATCGGTACGGTATCGAATATCCCGCGCGCCTGGTACGCGGCTTGCCCGGGTTGGCTCGCGACCGGCGTAATAAAGATCGCGCGCGCGAACGTATCGAAATTCGGCAAATAAACGAGATCAGAAAAATTGACCGGCATTTATTTGGTCCGAATCCTGATTGCGCGATAGCCGCTCGGCGCCACGACGCGCCGGCCTTTTTTCTTGCGGAGTCGTTTGACCGAGGCGCCGCGTTGTGGCGCTTGCTTGCCGGTCCGTTTGAGCGATTTATGTAACCAGGTTTTCATATAGCGGCCGACCTTGCGCGCGGTCGGTTGCTGCAAATACCCGGGATCGGTGACGCGGATCGAGCGAATTTGACAACGACATTTTGGGTGGTGCGGGAGCATCTTTTTGGCGTCGCCGTAGCGATACGGATTATGTGCCGCCATATCCGCGCAAAATTTGCAAACCAGGCCGTCGCTTGCGGTGACAATCTTAACGAGGTCGTTGTCGTCGTAGCGGCGACTAAGTGTTTGCCGTACGTTTTTAAAAATTACGACCTCGCTCGGGTGTAATCCTTTGAGATCCTTCATTAACGCGTCGGTCAGAAACTTTTTAATCGCGTCGACGCCGGGATCAATTGTCACATGCAACATTCAAGCCTCGTACCGCGTAAAGCTCGTCAGCAAATCGTTAACCGCGCGTTGCGCCGGCGTGCCGCCCGAGCTCGCGCTGCCGGCCGAGCGCGCCAGCACGTTCGGGTCAAAATAGATTATCCGGCTTTCCTTGTGGCCGATCATACGGACCGAGGCATCGCCGCGGATGGTGGCGTAATACGCCTCGCGGATCAGAATAACGGCCGCTTGTTTGAGCGCCGGCGGCGAGTCGTCGGGCAAGTTATAGCCGCCGGAATAGTCGATGATCGTTTGCTCGGTGAACGTGCCGCCCGGCAACGTGAGTTTACCCCACAAGGAATCGAGTAACATGCCGTCGGGAAACGTCAACGCCGCGCCGCCGCTCGTAATCGAGGTTATGCCGTCGGCGACCGCAACCGGATAGCGCGCCAGGAATAGCTTATTTTTATTGGCGTCGATTTCCGTAAAGGTTTCGACAACGTGCTCGAACCCGAATACGCGCCCGCAATACTCGGCGATTTCATCCGAGACGCGCGTAATCAAATCTTGCAACATTTGATCTTGCACGGTCGCCGTAATGTTAAGCGCGCGTTTCAACTCGTCGAGCGTAATAAGGTCGATCGACGGCGCCGGCTCGACGACGACAATGGTCGATTGCATGTTAGGCGCTTTCCGCCTGGAATTGCTCGAATAGCTCGCGCAAGCAAAGCCGCGGCCCGGCGCTCCCGTCGCTGAGGCGTGTCACAAGCGCGTAATCCTTGCGGTCGATTTCAAAGGCAACGACCTCGCGGCCGGCCGCGCCCTGGTCGCCGCGTTGTCCGCGTTCGCCGCGTTCGCCCTTTTCGCCGCGCTTGCCGGTCGGGCCGGATTTCCAACCAGGACCAGGGCAAGGCCCGGGATCCGTTTTGCGCGCGACGAACCAGGTCGCATTAAGCGTTACGACGTCGTTTTGTTTATAGACCTCGGCCGGGTCGTAAGTGTCGCGGATCGTGAACGATAAGCCGTCTAGGCCGTTTTTTCCGTCGAGTCCGCGCTCGCCGGGCTCGCCTCGCTCGCCGGGTTTTCCGTCGACGCCGTCGCGGCCGGCGGCGCCTGGCGCGCCCGCCTCGCCGGCGTCGCCCTTTTCGCCCGCCTCGCCTTTGATCGACTCGCCTTGCGCGCCGGGCGCGCCCGGCTCGCCTTGCGGGCCCGTTTCGCCTTTTTCACCTTTCGCACCTGGTTCCCCTCTTTCGCCGTCGTGCAAACTCGCCAGGCGATCGAGGATCGACCGCTCGAGGTGCATCAACCGTAATTCGTGCTCGGCGAGTTGTTTCGCCAGCAATAAATCGCGCTCGCGCTCGGCTTGGCCGGCCTCGGCCGCGATTTCCTCGCAAACCAATTCAGCAAGCAAGCCGATTGTTTCGGTAGTGGGCTCGGATGCTACGGCGGACGCGGTTGCGTTGTTCATTGCTCAAACCCTTATCCTCTAGCGCCGCCGGCGCCGGCGGCGCCGATCCTGGCGCCGGCGCCGCCGGAATGTTCGCGGCCGCCGATAGCGGGACGACCTGTTGTTGAACGCGCGGCTCGTCGCCAAACGCAACCGCTTTCAACCCCTCGAGCTCGCGCGCTTCGTTCGGCGCGTAGATTCCGCCTTGCACGCCGCGCGCCAATCCCTCCATTCGATCCTTAAACGCCGAACGCAAAAGCGCCGCCGTATCAAACTCGACGTATTCGTCGGGTTGTCCCTCGAGGTCGAACAAGAGGCCGAACGCTTCCTCGATATGATTCAGCGCAAAGCCGAGGCCCGAGGCGATCCAACTTTGCATAAGAGTCTCGGTCGAGCCGACCGGCGCGTTTGCAAGGCCGAGAATTTGCAACGGGATCCGAAACGCGAGCGCGATATTCTCGTTGCTCAATTTGAGAATGTCGGCGGTTGCCGCATCCTTGGCGGCGACCGCCCAGGGTTGCACCTTTAACCCCGCCGTGAGGATCGGCGTACCGCCCTGGTTCATGGCGCGCGATTGTTCATTCCAACGTTCGCGCAACGCCGTAACCTGGTCCTTATCGAGCACCATATCGGTCGAGAGCACGGCCGACGGGCGCGCCTCGTTCCGATAAAATGAGGTTTGCTGTTGCGCGATCGCGCCGCCGACCATGACGTCGTAATAAGCCGCGAGCAACGGCGACAAGCCGACGAGCGGCGTCGGAAAGCGATTGCGCTCGGTATGTAACCGGATATGCAAGACGTCGCGCATGGGGACGATCAATTGCTCGCGCGATTCCAGGCGCGCCGCGATTACGTCATTGCCCGCCAGGTTGTAAAATATCTCGCCGTTATAGGCGACGCGCGGATAACTCATATCGGGATTCATCAAATGCAATTCGTCGATTTCAAAACGCGAATTGCGGAGCGCGAGCGCATACGCGTTGCCGTTTAAGTAAAGTGCGCGCGTCGCGTTCAATAAAAAATCCGAGATCGTTTGATAGTCGTTCGGCCGGCGCAAGATCCGCGAGAGCGCCGAATTGATTACGCGCTCGCGGCCGTTGTCGTCGTTAAGGCGCCATTGCGAGCCGGGACACATGGCGACGGTTTGCGAATAGGCCGAGACGCACGCCTCGACCATTGCCGATTGAGCGCCCGTTACCGGCGTATAGCCCAATTGCCAAAAATTGTCGGGTACGCCGGCCGGCAACCAACCGCCCGTAACCGGCAAATAGAACGGGCCCGGGCGATAATCGCCTTCGGCTTTGCCGACGATCCCGCCCGCGACCCTGGTTAGAAAACCGCGAACGCTCACGCGCCCGCCTTGGTTTGATAGCCGCCGGCCCTCGGCTTGCCGGCCTCCATTTGCTTCGTATGGCCGTGCGCGTCGGGCGCCGGCGCATTCGGGTCGGGCCCGCTGCCGTCGTCCTCATGCTCGGCAACCGGCACGCCCATTGCGGCGAGGTCGTTTTCCTCTTGCGTCGGCGTCGGCTTTGTCTCGCCGGTTGTTTTGGCGCGATCCTTGGCCGCCTTGTCGCGCGCCGCCTTGTCGTCGGCGAGTTTCTTTTTTGCGGCCGTCGTTTGCTCGGTATCGGTCATTTGCGGAATCTCCGTTTGAGAGAACAAAAAAAGCGGCCCGGTTTCCCGGGCCGCGTATTTTCTACCAGGTCACGCCCGCGACCCATGCAACCGTACCGGCGCGCCGGATCGTCCAGTTAATCGGCAAGATCAACCGCAACGCGAGCGAGTCGGTTTGGAACATGGATTTTGCCGGATAGGCGACGGCCGCCGGCGAGCCGGCGGTCGAGATATCGGTCGGGCTCGTATCCTCCATGTGAAGCGTCGCCTGGTCCGAAATTTCGAACCGCGGACCGTCGCCGGTTACGCTCACATAGTCGGCGGCGTCGATCGCGATAACGGTTCCGAGCGGAACCGTGCCGCTATCAATGATCGGCCAACCGCCGAGCATCCCGCGTCCGATTTCCTCGCGGAACGGGAACACGCCGGCGCCAGGCGCGGCGACCAGGCCCGCGCTATTGACCTGTTGCGGATTCATCAACCAGGCCGGATTACGCACGTTGCCGGCCGTGCCGGTCAGCAACGCGCCCGATAGTTGTTTGATATCGCCGGTTAACGCGGCAAAGCCGCCGCCGGCGGTCGGGGTTAGTCCCGCAACGCCGTTCAAGATCCCGGCCGGCCGAACCACGGTCGCCGGATTGGCGTCGAGCAATACCGCGTCGAGCGAGACGGCGGTATCGACCTGGATCGCATCGCGGAGCAATCCCTCGATCGCCGGGACCGAATGCTCGTCGATCTCACGCGTCCATGTGGTAATGACCGCCATTTTTTTCGGCGTGAGGGTTTGCGAGGTGAACGCGCCTTGACGGACCGGGATCGGCAACCCTTCCCCGACGAATGAGCCGGCGATCGTCGGCGTTCGCGCCCGGGTCGGAATAATGATTTTGCCGTTACGGCCGAACGATAACGCGAGGCCCATGCCGGCCAGGCGCGGGTAAACCTATTTTGGCATAAGCGTTGCCATAAAGTCGGTTACGATTTGCTGGACGAGCTCGGCGGCCCACCCCGCAACCGTTGTCGAGGCGACCGCGCTCGCGGCTTTTGTTTGCCATTCGAGCACGGCGCGCGTTGCCTCGTCGTCGCCGTACACCATACGGCGAACCTCGTCGACCGGCCGGCGATCGCGTTGCGCGACGATCTGAATAGCGCCGGCGCGGATAAACAAGTCGATCGGCGAGAGTTTTTTCGCCGCCACGTTGAACGGTCGCGCCGACGAGATCGCCGTCGAGCCGTTCGCCCGCGCGGTATGCGCCGCGACGACCGCGCGGCCGCCGCCGTCCTCGCTCGCTTGGCCGAGATGCTTTTCGGATTCGCGCAACGAGTCGAGCGTGCGTTCGACGCGCACGATTTCGTCGGTGAGCGTCTTGCGCGTTTCGAGATCCGCGTCGGTGACGTTATTGTCGTCCGATTGTTCCAGGTGAGCCGCGAGCTTGTCGCGGTTTTCGTTCAGGCGCTTTTCCGCATCCTTAATGCGTTGTGCAAGCGTTGACATTGTTTTTCGCTTTCCATTGCGAGAGGTTTCGGCTTGCTTGCCATTGCGACGAACGACCGCGCGCGTCGTGTTTTTGCCGGCGTGCTTGCCGAACACGATTTCGAGCGTATCGTTTGAAACGTTGAGGCCACGCGCGACCGCGAGCGCGTTCGGATTGGCCGGGATCGAAACGAGCGAGGTTTCGATGAGCTCTTGTTTGAGATATTTAAACGGGCCGAAAAAATCGTCGGCTTTCGCGTCCATTGTCTTTTTTTCAATCGGCAAAAACCCGACCGATACCGCGCGCAAAATCCCGGCCTCGACCAATTTGCGAAGCTCGTCGATCCGGTCGCTCGTTCCCGCCGGCGCGAGTTGTAAATGTCCCTTAAGCGCGCCGCCCTCGACGCTAAGGTCTTTCCATGTGCCTATTGGAAAACTCGAGCTATGCCCGAATAATGCAATCGGGTTGCGCTTGAAATTATCGAGGATCCAACCGTCGGCGGCGATAACGTCGCCGTAGCGATCCGGCGTCTCGTCGCTCAAAACAAAATCGAGGCCGTCGGCTTTCGAGGCGTGCGTCTTGCGGACGACGGTCCGGTTTCGGTTAACCCCGCGCTCGTCTTGCGCGTCGCCCCATTGCAGCAAACACGCCTCGAGCGCCGTGTCGTCGTCCTCGTTCGGGTTGTCGTCCTGGCGATCGGCGACGCAATCGTCGACAAATTCGTCCATATCGTCGTAATCGGCCGGGTCGACTTGCCGTTGTTTCATGGCGTTACCTATTTCGGCTTGGCGGAACACGCGCCCCGATTGATCGCCGGAACGAGATAATTGCCGACCGGGTACGCGGTAAAACCGGGATCGTTCGGGCCGGTTGCGACCGCGACCGCCGGATCGCAAGAGGTACGGCGGACCAGGTCGAACGCGACCGCAAACGGCGGGACGACGACAAGCGGCGGCGCGGCCGGGTAGGTCGCAACCGCCGGCGGCCGCTTGTGAATAACAACGTGCGCCCTATGGCGCGCGTTGGCGGATCCTGGCGCCAGCACGACCGCGGCGACCAGGATCAAGCCCGCGAGCCGTTTCACGGCGCGGCCGGCGTCTCGATCGCAATGGCGAATTTGCAATCGACCTTTTGCGCGACCGGATGATCGCGCGAGCCCGAGCGGAATTTGATAAACGCGATCGAGCGCGTCCAATGTTCGGAAACGACGATCGCGCTATCGGGCTCGGGCGCGATGGTGATTTCGACGCCGTCGGCATCGTAAAGGTCGTTATACAAATTGCCGTCGGTCGAAACCTGGAACGTCATATTTGCGTCGGTGAACTCTTGCGGGACGGTAATGCGGACGATCGTCCCGGCCGAGCAATCGACGCCGTCCGATAGTGATTCCCCTTGCGCGATGGTCGGGCCGTCAACGATTGCAAGCGGCATGGTACGAGCTCCCCTGTCAAGCGATTAAGGTTTCAAAGTCGATTTGTTTTGTGAGGCGGTCGCGCGATCGCAACCCCATCAGCATTGCGAGCGCGACGGCGCCGTCGATCCGAAACCGCGATTTATCCTTGTCAAGCTTGCGGCCGCCGGCCGGATCGGTGACGGCGATCGCGTTCGCCATGTTCCAATTAAGACAAGGGTTGCTCGGATGAATCAATTTCCGTTCGACGATCGCCGACTCGAGCGCGTCGATCGCCGGCGCCATATCGCGGAAACCCTGGCCCCAGGGGACAATACGCAAGCCGTCGCGGGTTTTGCCGTGCGTGACGTAATGGCGTTTGCCGGCGGCGTCGTCCTCGTCGCTCGCCTTGTACGCGGCGAACCCGATCCGATCGAACTCGCGCAAGATATCGCCCATGCGCCAACGGTCGTACGCCAACGCGCGCACGTTATAGCGCCCGCATAGCTCGGCGATCCGCCGCGCGATCATTTCCTTGTCGATCGACTTGCCGCCGGTCGCTTCGATATGGCCCGCTTTTTGCCATTCAACGTAACGATAGTTTCCCGAGCCAAAGTCGCGGAAACTTTGCTCGGCGAGTTGGTCGGCGGGTTTCCAGAAAAACGCCTGAATGCGCGCGACGTCGTCCGCCGAGCCCATGAGCAAAGCCGACAAGTCGAGCGTATTGGAAAGATCGAGCGCAAGGTAAACCGCCTCCCCTGGTTCAAAGGCAACCGTACCGGCGCAAGCCATCCATTCGGCGCGACTAACCAGGATCGAGGCCGGCGAGACGCGTTGATTTAATAACAGGTTGCGAACCTTGGGCTCGTCCGCCGGCATACGGATCGCCTTGTCGATCGCGGCGGCGAGGTCGTCGTAGTCGCGAAACGCGCCGAGCGCCGGGTTTGCCTTGCGCCATTGCCGCTCGTCGTCGAGCCTGCAATCCTCGTCGGCGGCGTACAAATGGCAAACGATCGAGGGATCCTCGCCGGCGATCCCGTCGTCGATCAATTGCGACAAGATATGCTCGGGGTCATTCGATTGCGTCGAGATCACGATAAACAACGGCTCGGCGCTTGCGCCGAAACTTGTATCGAGGACGTCGTAAAGCTCGCGGCTTTTGGCTTGCGCGAGCTCGTCGTAAATCACCACGCTCGGCATATAGCCGTGTTTCGTGCCGGCCTCGGCCGAGATCGCCCGATAAACCGAGCCGAGGCGGCGCGCGAGCATGGTTTTCGTCGACGGGATAATCTCGACGGTCGCGCGCAATTCGGGATCGAGCTCGACGATCTGGCGCGCAAACTTGTAAACAATTCCCGCCTGGTCGCGATCGTTGGCGGCCGAGTATATTTCGGCGTTCGGTCGCGCCTCGGGCCCGACCAGGTGCGCGAGCGCGATCGCCGCTATGAGCGCCGTCTTGCCGTTTTTGCGCGCCATCGAAAGGATTGCGCGTCGCACGACGCGACGGCCGTCGGCAAATGTCGGCTCGTAAATGTCGCGGATAAAGTGCTTTTGCCACGGCAACAAACGAAACGGCTTTCCGGCGCCGGCCCCGCTCGGGACCGTGAGCTTTTCGATAAAGCGGATAACGGCGTCGGCGCGCTTTTTTCCCTTGGCGGTTCGCTTAACCGACGAGTAGGCCGTCGAACTTTGAGGCTTGCGTTTTGCCTTCGGCGGCGGCGGTAATGCGCGATCGTGCGGCGGGAGTGAATCCGAACTCGGCGGCATAACGGACCATTTCACTAGAGGCGTTACGGATGATCGCGAGCAACGGGTTTTGCGTCGCGTTGCCGTTGTCATGGCGGACGACGAGGCGGTTCATTTCGGAAAAATGTTCGGACGAGGCGTTGAACGCCTCGACCGCGGTTCGCCAAATCGCGTACGCCTGGCAATAGGCGGCGAGCGGTTGCCGATCGACGCGCGTCAATAACCGCAAATGAAAGAGCTCGGGCGCGATCCGGTCCCATTCCTCGCGCGCAAAGCCGGTAAGCATCGCCGGCGCGGCCGGGACCGCCGCGTCGGGACGCGGTTGCGGCTCGGTTTTGTTTATCGCTTGTTTGCCGGGATTACCGCGCAAAAGTTTTAAATGCGTCGGCGTCGGTCGTGGTCCGCGTGCGCCCATTATGCAAATCCGTTCGTTACCAGGCCGACG